TTCCATCATTGATACAGATTCAGCTTTGCCACCTTTTTTTAATTTATCTAATTTAGTGTGCTCACCTTTATGCTCTTGAGCATCATGCATCTTAAAAGCTTTTTTAATTAATTTTTTATCTTGAGCCATGTCAGCTTTGCCACCATCTTTTAGTGCAACGCCCATTCCTCTTTTAACAACTCCACCGCCTCTTAGTGCAGCTCCCATTCCTCGTTTAGCCATTCCACCGCCTCTAAAAGCTGGTCTTGGTCTTTGTGTATAATCGTTTCTCATAATTTACTCCTTATCGTTAGTATTATTATAGTTGGTTGTAGTTCTATTTGCAAGTGTTCTTGCAATAGATTCTCCCGATCGCCCAACCACATATCCGCCTAAGCCAATTTGGAGTAAAGTCCAAACATCGCCTGGTAATTCAAATGTAATTATGCTTCCAGTGAATATCTTTATAACAGGTCCTAGTATATAATTCCACACTAAAATAAATATTAAAACATACATTAAAAGGGGTCTCCAGCTAGCTGCAAACCAGCCTGCTTTAGCTTCTGCTTCAACAATAGAAGCTGCAGCTTTGAGTTCTTCAGTATGAGATTGTAATAGTTCTGTTTGTAATTGAGCTTTTAATTTTTCTTGTAAATCTTTATCAGGAACTGCTTTTTCAATAGTGCTAAAAAGAATTTTAGCTAATGGTGCTATAGCCCCTAATAATGGGAACATATTAGAACCACTTTGCTTTAGTTCTTTTTTCTGGCATCATTCTTCTTTGGCCACGAACTTGTTGTTCTTGAGTTTCTAATGGATTAGAAACTTCAACATCAACTCCACCCTTCATGTAACCATCTTGATTTGTGAATTGTGAAAAATCTACATCATGAGCTTCTGCTTGTACTTGATTTTTAGTAGGTGCTATAACTTCCCCACCTTTAGCATATCCCTTAGTTGATTTTCTTGCTTCAGATAAAGCAATAGCAATAGCTTGTTTTGGATTTTTAACTATTTTTCCAGATTTACCAGAATGTAATTTTCCTGTTTTAAATTCGTGCATAACTTTACCAACTTTAGTTTGTTTTTTCATAATGTTATTATACTCCTTTTATTGTTTTTTTTCAACCTTAGGATTTAATGTTTTTCCTAATACTGTCTTTTCTATTGATGTTTGAGCTCTCATATTAGCTAAATGCTCATTTTGCTTCATCTTTTCGTCTTGTGTATCCCTATTCATTAATACTTTTAAGGTATTTAAGTTATGATGTTGTTCACCTTCTTTTGTTTTTCTAGCATTTTCTTGTGCCATTAAATCTAATTCTCTAGCTTTAAGAGCAGTAAGAGGGTCATTACCAAATTGAGAAGTTATATCTTTTTCTTCTTTTAAAAACTCTTCCATAGATTCAGCTATGATTTCTGCTTTTCTAGATTCAATTCTTTCAGATAAAGAACGAGATTGCATTTGTACTTGTTGAAGAGCTTGTGGGTTTTGTTGTCCGGCAGATTGCATTTGTTGAATCTGTTGATTTAACATTTGTAATTGTTGTAATTCATTTTTAAATTCTAACTCTGCATGTTCTTGTGCCATAATTGAAATATGTTCAAAAATATTTTTTTCTAATGAGCCCATAATCATTGGAGCATTCTTTGCAAGATTAGTTCCCATAAAACTTAAATGTGACATGATATGAGATCTATGGTCTTGTCCCGGGAAAGCTTGGAACGGTTGTCCTGCTAAAGCCGCAATATGTTCTAAAGCAGGATCCTTTGGTTGTGGGGGTTGTGGTTGAATTAAAATTCTATCTATATCTTTAACACCTAATGCTTCATACATATTTCTATAAACTTGATATTGATTATGTAGTTGAGGGTTAGATGCAGCTAATTGCATTTCAGTTTGTGCTAAACTAATTCTTTGTGTTTGTGAAAATATATTTGGATCTGCTACAGGAATAACTGCAACATTATCATTAAAGTCAGCTTGTTTAATTTGTCTTGCTCCACCTATAACATCATAAGGATATACAGGAGGTAGATATAATTTAAATAATCTAGCTAATGAATTAAATTCTTGTTTTAAAGATGCATACATTCTTTTATGAATAGCTGACATAACTCTTGAGCCACGTTCTAATAATGCAACTGTTGTACCAACGGCAGCTGCTTGATTACCATCTCCTACTTGCATATCAGCAATAGAAGCAAATCTTTGACCTGCTGCAACAACTGTTCCCATTAAAGATAATAATGTTTGCGAAGGTTCTTTAAATGGTAACATCATAAATGCATCTTTTAAATTTCCATTAGGTGCATCTACATCTCTAAATTCACCTGGTTGAATTGGTTGTGCATCATCTCTAACTCTAATACCACGCATTTTAAATCCTGCTGGTAAATTAGCTAAAGTTCCTGCATCTAATAATTGTCTAAGTGCTGATGTTGCTGTACGTGACAATCCACCTATCATATGTATTAAACCAAATCCATAAAATCCTAAACCTGGTAAAAATTTAAAATGTACAAAATATTGTATTTTATTTTTCTTAGTATCAGTTTGTTCCCAGTTACGTCTAATAGATAAAACTTCTCTTGAGTCTTCTTCAATTGTTACAATATAGGGAAGTTTAATTCCAGAGGGCTCACCATTCTTAGGATTGATATCTTCAAATCCTTCGATATCTAAATTGATATGAAATTCTAATAAAGTAAAAATATTATTGTCCGATGTTTTACGAATTCCTTCTAGTTCATTTTGTTTCTTTTGAAGATCAGTTTGTATTCCATCTGGAGCAGTTAAAGGTACATCTTTATAAAATCCAGCTACTTGTTGTTTGCGTAAATCATTCTCTGACATTTTAATAATGTGAACAATTGCTTCTGCATCTTCTAATGAAGTCGCTGAATAAGGAACTACTAAATCTTCAGCAGGAATAAATTTAGATACAGGTCTTCCAAGTAGTTCATCATAATAAACTTTTTTAAATGTAGATCCGGATAAAGGTAAATAAAATAACATTTGATCAAATTCAGATTCATATTCTTTCATGACATCCATAATTTGATAGTTCATAAAATCTTTAACACGTTGTGCTTCTTGTTCTCGTTGCACCGTACTTGCTCCTATAATCTGAGTTCTAACTGGGCCGTCGGCTGGAAGAAGTTCTTTATAAGCTTGAGCTTGAAATTGTGTTACGGCTTCCGCTAGCACGGGATGCGTGGCGCCGGAAGCTCCTTTGAATGGTTCTGTTCTTCTCTCGTATTTAAATCCTAATAAATCTAATCCGTCTGTATATGCTTTTTCCCAATCTTGTCTTGATGTTTTATATTGTTCATAGTCATCACATAACTCTGATCCAATAGGACCTAAGATTTGATCATCTAATGATTCAGCTAAGTTAGCAAAATGATCTACAGGTTGTTGTGGTTTATTTTCGTTTGGATTAAAATTTATATCTGCACTACCATCTTCATTTTGAACAACATCAGTTAATCCAGATTTTGGAACATTATCAACTGCAGGTTCTACTTCTTGACCTGGTGTTGAAATATTCTGATTAACGTTTGGTAGTGACTTGTCTATAGTTGCCATTATTATTTTTCTCCGAAGATATTACCTTAACCTTTTTATCAGGGATATTCAAGCCTTGTGGGCATGGACCTCTTAAAGGAGGTATAGTTGTTGTTAGTTTTTTAGTCAAATAATTACCCTGTTATCCTTCTACTATGTAAATCTAAATGCACAGGTGTATTTTTATGTTGACCTTCAATAATACCTCTTTCCTGTCTTATCTTGTTTACATGTTTATTAGTCAACTTACTTTCAAGTGGTGCAATATCACTTAATGCAATTGAAGGATGAACTTCTGTATATTTAGCTTCAGCTCCTATGCCTTGAGTTTTAGGATCATCATTTTTAAAAGTATGAGCTCTTTTCTCAATATATTTAAAACTTGCAGGTATTGTCATGATAATATCTTTATCTTTATCAACATGAGTTTGTGGTGGAGTATATTCCATACTAAAAGTTGCTTTCTTTGTTTTTGAATGTGGGTAAGCAGCATTAGGACTTTGTACATCTACTCGTATCTTGCCGCTCGCTTCTATATACATAAATATATGTTCATTACCTAAATTTAATTGTTTAACAATTTCATTGTTAGAATGAGGAACATGTCTAGTTACATTAATTCCATCTTTCTCAACTCTATTAACTAGCGTCGGGAACCAAGGGAACATATTAGATGTTGGAGCAATTTTAATTTCACTATCAATAACTTTTATTGGAGTTTTAATTTTTGTAAAATTAGATTTAACATGTTTTAAAGAAGCTGTAGATAATTTATCTCCTGAATGTAATTCAGAAACATAAGCTCTAGGTTTAATTATTTTCATAACATCATCTTCTTTTTTCATAGGACCTTGAATCACGGGACTAGCAGAGTCATAAGGAGTTTTAGGATTAACAGGAGTTCCTTCAAAGTTTCCTGTAAACAAAGATTTAAAATCTGGAACACCTCCATCTGCAAGAGCAGGAATAGGAAGTGGTTTATATAAGTTAGGTTTAGATATAAATGACTTAGGTTGTTTAGTAAAATATTTAGGATTAGTTAATTGTTTTATAAAACTGTTGTATGTCATACTAATAATATGTTTTGTCTTGGTAAGGTAATGGTTCATCCACGTAATCTTCTGGATGATCAATAAATCCTCCTTGACGAAATCTCATTAGAGCTTGCGTCGTAGAGTCTACCAAGTCGTCATTTTCCCCATAAGGGAATGCTGCACATTCTTCTATTACTTCTTGAGCAAAATCTTTATGGGTCGGAGCCCATATACAACCGCTCTCAAATAGAGGTGCAACACTGTTAACTCTTGCATGCTTATCATTTCCTTTACTTGGTGTAAAGTTGATAACTGGAATACCCATCTTCCTTAATTCATAAGTTAACGGCATACCTGAAGCTTTACCTTCAATCAAAACTGTTTCAGGTTGCCAATACATAAACTGTTGATAGGCGATACGTTTTAATTCTGGAAACTCTAATCGTTCTTTAATAGCATCTAATAAAATTAACTGTGGACCTGAATCTTCATTACGATGGAATACACCCCAAGTTGTAATGGCAGAATAATCAGCAGTTTCTTTTTTTAAAAATGCAGTATCATAACTTTGAATAATATGTTCTAAAGGTGGTATGTGATCATGATCCCACTTACGCCACCATTCTCTTTTGATAATAGCACCTTCTTCTGATGTTGGATTCTGCATCCATTGAGCATTCCATTTTTGAACACTAATAGAAGTTTTAACTGCTTCTAATTCTTCAAGCTTCCAATACTCTGGCCAGATAGGTTTACCTGAGGGAAGGATAGCTGGGAATTCTACAAGATCCCATTTATCTCCTTTAGCTTCTCCTTGATGTTGTAATAACATTCCAGTTAAATCTTTTGTATTCCATCTAGTCATAACAACCACAATCATTCCACCTGGTTGTAAACGTTGACGTGGTCCTGATGTATACCATTCATAAGCACGTTCTAATGCATCCATGCTCATAGCATCTTGTTCAGAGTGAGGGTCATCTATAATTAATAGATCGGCACCTCGTCCAGTAATAGCTCCACCAACACCCGCTGCGAAGTACTCGCCGCCTTGTTCTGTTTCCCAGCGTCCCGCTGCTTGTGAATCTTCTCTTAGTGTTGTCTTAAATATCTTTTGATAATCTTCACTATCAATTAATGTTTTAGTCTTACGACCAAATCTTACAGCTAGTTCTCCTGTGTGAGTTGTTTGAATAATCTTTAAGTTAGGTCGTTGCCCAATCATCCATGCTGGGAACAAGAAGCTAGCAAACTCAGACTTTGTATGCCTTGGTGGCATATTAACAATAAGCCTTTTGATTTTACCTTTAGATAAATCATTAAACTTCTTTGCAATCTTTTTATGGTGATAACCTTCTACAAATTCTGGCCAAACATGTTTAACAAAAGAAAGAAAATCTGAATGGGCTGTTTCTTCCTTCTTTTTTTGAATAGATTGAATATATAACTTTAAAGCATCTTTCCTAACATCAGGGGGTAAATTTCTTAACTTCT